TAGTAACTGGAAGGTAGATGAGTACGGAGACATGAGTCACATGTGGGAGTTCCGCTGAAAAAGTAACTTTCCATAAATATTTTTAGACAAATTGAAATCATTCATCGGAGATACCAAGCATGGCTAGCACACTTCTCTCGCCAGGAGTTGCGATCCTAGAAAGAGATCTAACTCTCGGATCCATTGAGACTGTTGAGATAAACGTAGGAGCAATAGCAGGAGCCTTTAGTAAAGGACCAGTTAATACACCAACGAGAATCACATCGGAATCAGAACTTCTGAATACATTTGGGGAACCAAATGACAGTAACGCAGAAACATGGTTTGCTGCATCGAGCTTCCTAGCGTATGGCGGGGTACTTGAGGTAGTTCGTGCATCTGGTAGTGCTCTCAGGAATGGTACATCATCAGGAACTGGTGTTCTTATAGAGAACGCAGAAATTTATGAAGGTACTTTTTACGATGGTGCTCAAGGGTGGAACTGGGGTGCTAGATTCTCTGGTACAACAGGTAACTCTATCCGAGTGGTATCAATCGATAAAGGTGCTGATCAATCACTTACCTTAGCTGGTGCTTTCCAAAGTGCTGTATCACCTGGTGATACATTAAATAATAGTGCTGGTACAAAGAGTGCTGTTGTTTGGTCTGTTAGTGGTACTAAAGTTAATATTATTAATGTTACTGGCGGTGCGTGGACCACATCTGACCTTGCCGATGATGACTCTAACCCAGACATTGTTGTTTCAGCAGTTGCTGATTGGTATGATTCTCAAGAAGTCTATACAGGATTAAGATGGAACCAATTGGCTCCTCGTCCTGGAACATCTCCATATGTTGCAGATCGTGGTGGATCAAACGATGAGATTCACTTAGCAGTCTTCGATGTTGATGGTGGTATTACTGGAACTCCTCTAACATTACTTGAGAAGTTCACATATTTGTCTAAGGCTTCTGATGCTAAGACACCTGAAGGTTCATTAAACTATTATCCTGAAGTAGTTCTTAACAAGAGTAACTACATCTATTGGGGTAAGCACGAAGCTGGATCTGGTCCTGCTGGAGTATGGGATGTATCTGCTAACGCATTTACAACTTCTGCTGGCAACCTAGGTGGTCTATCATCTGTTGATTCTGACCTAATAGGAGAAAGGACTTATACATTCTCTGGTGGTGTAGACGCATACACACTAACACAAGGAGAAATCATTTCTGGATACGATCTGTTCTCAGACGTTGAAACAGTCCAACTTGATTATTTGATACTCGGTGGAGGCGGTGCCACTGAATTAGAAACAATAGCAAAAGCAAATAAACTTATTGCTATTGCTGGAAACCGCAAAGATTGTATCGCTTACCTTTCACCACACAAAGGAAATGTTGTTGGTGTAAGTAATAGCGCAACACAGACTCAGAACGTAGTTGATTATTATAGCAACTTCGCTTCTAGTTCATACGTTGTTTTCGATAACGGTTGGAAGTATCTTTATGACCGTTTCGCTGACAAGTATCGTTGGATCCCATGTAACGGCGACGTTGCTGGCTTATGTGCTAGCACAACTGCTAATGGAGATCCTTGGTTCTCACCTGCTGGTTTGAACCGTGGTGGAATTCGCAACGCTATCAAGCTTGCTTACTCACCTAAAAGATCCGAGAGAGACACACTCTATCAAAATAGAATCAACCCAATCACCAGTCTACCTGGTCAGGGTATAGTCCTCTTCGGTGACAAAACTGCTCTCGCTTCACCATCTGCTTTTGATCGCATAAACGTTCGTCGTCTTTTCCTCGTCATAGAGAAGACTATCGGCAATGCTGCGAAGGGAGTCCTGTTTGAACTCAATGACGAATTCACTAGGAACAACTTCAACAACGTTGTCGAACCATACCTCCGTGACATTCAAGCACGTCGTGGTATAACTGATTTCCTAGTTGTTTGTGATACGTCAAATAACACAGGCGCAGTTATCGATGCTAATGAGTTCGTGGCCGAAATTTACATTAAGCCTGCTCGCTCGATCAACTTCATCACACTAACCTTCGTTGCTACCCGTACTGGTGTTAGCTTTGAAGAAGTAATCCCACGCAGATCTTAATTAAAGGAGCACATTCAAAATGGCAGCAGCAACGTCACTGGGAGTATTGAACTTCCAGGAAAAAATTCAAGGAGGGGTTAGACCTAACCTCTTCGAGGTAAGTCTTGAGTTTCCAACAGGTGTAGATGCAGCAAAGGATTCTGTAGCATATCTATGTAAGAGTGCTTCATTACCTGCAACTACAGTAGGTACAGTTGAACTACCTTTCCGTGGTCGTGTAATTAAAGTTCCAGGAGACAGAACATTCGAGTCTTGGACAGCAACATTCTACAACACAGACAGTTGGGAATTACGAAGTGCTTTTGAGAAGTGGATTTCAGTAACCAATGCGGTTGATGCTAACGTATCTGAATCAAGTTTAGAAAACGTTTTACAGCAAGTCACTATATCCCAAATGGATAAGTTCTCTGGCGATAAAACCGCTAAGGTAATTAGGGAGTACAAATTGTTCAAAGCATTCCCAGTATCTGTATCACAGATATCGGTTGCTTTTGACAACAACGATTCTTATGAAGAATTCGATGTTGAATTTGCTTACCAGTACTTTACTTCCACAGGTGGTCAAGCGAAAAATGAATCTAAAGAAATTGTCGGTTAGTGACCCCCCTAAATAGTAGAGGAACAATTCCACATTAGAGTATGGCAGAGTTATTTGGATTTTCATTTAGAAAGAGAGAGGAGAGGAAGAGCAAAGATGCTCCCTCTCCAGTAGCTCCTACTCTGGACGATGGTGCCACCAGTTTTATCGCTGGTGGATATCATGGTACGTATGTAGATCTTGATGGAAACTTCAAGACTGAGTATGATATGGTTGTGAAGTATCGCATGATGGCGATGCACCCAGAAGTTGATTCAGCGATAGAAGATATAATACAGGAAGCAATTGTTACCGATCAGAACGATAGTCCAGTACAGATAGATCTATCTAACCTAGAAGTTAGTGATGCTGTAAAGGAAATGATTCGTACAGAGTTTGAGTACATTAAGAACCTAGTAGGTTTTGACACTAAGGCTCATGAGATGTTCCGTAGATGGTACATCGATGGTCGTTTGTATTATCATAAGGTTATTGATCTCAAGAGACCTCAGGAGGGAATCCTTGAGTTGAGATACGTTGACCCACAAAAGATTAAGAAAGTAAGACAGATAAACAAAATACCTAAGACAGCAGATCAGTTCCAACAGCTTGACTATGGTAAGATAGATGAGTATTTCATATACAATCCAAAGGGTTTAAAAAATACTTCCGCAAATTCAGGTATCAAAATTGCTAAGGATGCTATCACATACGTGACATCAGGTATCCTTGATACGAATAAGAATATAGTTTTATCATACTTACATAAGGCAATTAAGGTACTCAATCAACTTCAAATGATTGAGGACTCTCTTGTCATCTATCGTATATCCCGTGCTCCTGAGCGTAGGATATTTTATATTGATGTAGGTAACTTACCTAAGATTAAAGCAGAACAATACCTCCGTGAGGTAATGGGACGCTATAGGAACAAGTTAGTATATGATGCTAACACTGGTGAGATAAGAGATGACCGTAAGTACATGTCCATGCTGGAAGATTTCTGGCTCCCAAGAAGGGAAGGTGGACGTGGAACTGAGATCACTACTCTACCTGGTGGACAGAACTTAGGTGAACTAAGTGATATCTCATACTTCCAGACTAAACTATACAAGGCACTTAACGTACCTAGTGGTAGGTTAGATTCTAATACGAGTTTCAACATAGGCAGATCTTCAGAGATCATGCGTGATGAACTTAAGTTTACCAAGTTTGTTGGTAAGCTCCGTAAGAAGTTTAGTGAGATGTTCCAGGACATTCTTAAGACTCAACTCATCCTGAAAGGTGTCATCACACCTGAAGACTGGGAAGATATGAAGGAGCATATACAGTACGATTACTTATATGACAATCACTTCACAGAACTTAAGAATATTGAAATGTTAAATGAGAAGCTAGGTGTGATCGCTGCTATGGAACCATACATGGGTCGCTACTTCTCTACTGAATACGTACGCACAGAGATTCTTGGTCAATCTGAGACCGAGAAAGAGGAACTTGATGTACAGATGTCTGATGATATTAAACAAGGAAGGATTATGGATCCTCTTGAAATGCAACAGATGGATATGGGTATGATGCAGCAAGAACTTGACAATGCTGAGGCAGATGAAAAGCTCAAAGCAGCACAAACCAAGGCAGCACTTAAACCTGCTCCCGCGTCTTCAAGTAGCAAAAAGTAATAAATAAATTATAGTTTAACTTTTATTATGTCTACACAAGAACGAGATATCGTTGATTTGCTTTGGGACAATGACCAGGCGGATGCTCTGGGAAAACTCAAGGACATGCTTCAAGCTAAGGCTGCCATGGCAGTTGATGTTAGTAAGCAAGACGTAGCAGCAAGGATGTTTCCACATGTCCCTCCAGAGGGAGATGCGAAACCCGATCCTGAAGCTATAGAAAATCCCCCAGAGACTACAGCATCAACCGAACCACCTGAAGAGGACTCTACAAATGAAACTGATAACGGAACAAAACAATAATATAGAAGTTCTTACCGAAGAAAAAGACGGTAAGAAATCTACCTATATTAAAGGGATTTTCCTACAGACTGAGATTACTAATCGCAATGGTCGGATGTATAAATTCGATACCATGCAACGTGAGGTATCTAAGTACAATGAAGAGTTCATAACTAAGGGACGTGCGCTAGGAGAACTAGGCCATCCCGAAGGTCCTACACTCAACCTAGATAGAGTGTCACACAAGATTGTTGAACTTTACCCAGAAGGACATAACTTCATAGGTAAGGCAAAACTAATGGAAACCCCTATGGGTAAGATCGCAAAGAGCTTGCTTGAAGAGGGTGTCCAACTAGGTGTCTCATCCAGAGGATTGGGATCCATCAAGCGTGAAGGCAACTGTCAAGTAGTTGCTGATGACTTCATGCTTAGTACAGCTGCGGATATCGTGGCAGATCCTTCAGCACCCGATGCATTTGTAGAGGGTATCTATGAAGGACGTGAGTGGGTACATGCTGATGGCAGGTTCAAAGAACAGGCTATGGAAGCAGTTAAAGCAGAACTTGATAATGCTCCAACCCCACAAGAACTTCATGAGAGGAAGATCGCCGCGTTCGATCTCTTCCTAAGAAGTCTCTGAATTATAAATAAATATAGCAAATTACCGCAGATCTATTACGGAGTCACGTAAAAATGTCCACAATCGATGAAAAGTTTGAGAAACTCATCGCGGAAAAGACTACTAAAGAAGTAGTTGCTGAATCCGTAGAGAAAGTTTCTGAAGATGCCGCACCTGGCACAACCGCTATTAAAGCGGGTGCTGTTCCACAGCAACAATCCGACCTTAAGAACGATGCTGTTGAAGTAGCATCATCTAACAGCAAGGACAAGCCCGAAGGGGATGCTAACGTTGGCAAGAGAGCCGCTGCTCCTGTAGCAGTAGAAAAAGACAAGACACTTAAGATGAAGCCATCTGGTGCTTCTTCTAAGATGCCTGGTGCTCTTTCCGCTAAGATCTTTGATGATGTAGAGACTGAAGGTGAGGTAATTGCTGAAGAACCTGCAAAGGTTGAGTCTACAGATGAGGTCAAAGAGGACATTACTGCTGTACTAGCAGGTGCTGACCTATCAGAAGAATTCCAAGAGAAAGCTAAGACAGTTTTTGAAGCTGCTGTAACCGCAAGGGTGGCAACAAAAGTCGATGCACTTAAGGAACAAGCTGCTGGTAAATTCGTTGAGGAGATTGACTCCATCAAGGAAGAATTTGCTGGTCGCGTAGAGAATTTCCTTTCATATGCTGCAGAGGAGTGGCTCAAGGAGAATGAACTTGCCGTTGAGCAAGGTCTCCGTGCTGAAGTCACAGAAGCATTCATGGAAGGGCTAAAGAAATTGTTTATCGAGAGCAACATCAACGTACCTGATGAAAAATTGGACGTTGCTGCTCAGATGAGCGAGAAACTTGATGAAATGGAAGGCCGACTTAACGAGCAGGTCCAGAAGAACATCGAACTTCACGAGGTAGTAGGTACCTATCGTAAAAATGAGATCTTGAATGAACTAGCTAGAGGACTCGAAAGCGAAGTCCAAAAGGATAAGTTCACCTCACTTGCTGAAGCCGTTGAATTCAAAACCGAAGAGTCGTACCGTGAAAAACTGGTTCAGATTAAAGAATCATACTTCGGGGCACCGAAGGTAGAAACGAAGGAAGAGATTTCTTCTGAAGAGTCTGCACCTGATGCAAAAGTTGAAACTGTTAGTGAGTCAATGGCAGCATATGTCAGCGAACTTGCTAAGAGAATCTAACTGTCATTCAAAACTTCTAAAATCTAAAGAGATGTTTAACACAGAAACTCTCCAAGAGAAGTGGAATCCAGTTCTTAACCATGATGGTCTTCCTGAAATTAAGGATAACTATCGTAAGGCTGTTACCGCCCAACTCTTAGAGAACCAAGAAAAATTCTTGAAGGAGGAACGCCAGATCCTCACAGAGGCACCTACAAACGCAGGTCCACTGAACACACCTACCACAGGTGCTGGTAATGTATATGGTTTCGACCCTATACTCATTAGCTTGATTCGTCGTGCTATGCCTAAGCTTATTGCTTATGACATCGCAGGTGTTCAGCCAATGAATGGTCCTACTGGACTAATCTTCGCAATGCGAAGCCGCTACGTTAACCAGACTGGTAACGAAGCATTCTTCGATGAGCCAGATGCACAGTTCTCTGGTACTGATGGTGCTACACCTCCAACAGCTACTACTGAGAAGAACCCTGCGCTTCTTAACGACGCAACAGGTGGTGGTGTTACTGAAGGTAACTACGACCTAGCAAGTAGCAAGTTCACTACATCCGAGCAAGAAAGCTTAGGTGAAGGTGCTTCTACAGCGTTCATGGAAATGGCGTTCAGCATAGACCGTATTGCGGTTGAAGCTAAAGGTCGTGCCCTAAGAGCAGACTACTCTGTTGAACTTGCTCAAGACTTGAAAGCTATTCATGGATTGGATGCTGAGTCTGAGTTAGCAAACATTCTCTCTACAGAGATACTTGCTGAAATCAACCGTGAGGTAGTACGTACAGTTTATCGTGGTGCTAAGCCTGGTGCTCAGGTTAACACTGCTAACGCTGGTGTATTTGACCTTGACGTTGACTCCAACGGTAGATGGTCAGTTGAGAAATTCAAAGGACTTCTATTCCAGATCGAAAGAGACGCTAACGCAATCGCTCTTGAGACTCGTCGTGGAAAGGGTAACGTAATTATCACTTCAAGTGATGTTGCTTCTGCTCTTGCTATGGCTGGTGTTCTTGACTACGATTCAGGAATCACTCAGGCAACTGGTGGTCTTGGCGAAATCGATGACACTGGAAACACATTCGTTGGTACAATCAACGGACGTTTCAAAGTCTACATTGACCCATATTCAGCTAACGTTTCTGCTGACCAATACTACGTTGTTGGTTATAAGGGATCTAATGCTTATGACGCAGGTCTATTCTATTGTCCTTATGTACCTCTCCAGATGTACAGAGCGATTGGACAAGACACATTCCAACCACGTATCGGATTTAAGACTCGTTACGGAATGGTTCTTAACCCATTTGCTAAGGGACTAACTGCGCTTTCAAACAGCGATCCACAGCATAGTTCTAACGTTGGTGCTAACGCTTACTACAGACGTGTAAGAGTTGCTAACCTAATGTGATATCGAGTCACGATATACGGACAAAGGCACCTTCGGGTGCCTTTTTTTATGCTAGAATTAAATAAATATTTGAACCATATTAGGAACTTGCTAATGACTCACTATACTGTAGGGTACTTAGACCAGACTAGACACCATCAGGAAATCTGCGTTACAGCAGAAGACTCTTGGGATGCCAGAAGAATTGCTCAAGAAGACGTACCATGGATCCACGATCATCCAAACCATGTTGATTGTATCTTATCAAAGGGATCTTCATTCGGTATGGTACTGTGAACGGTAGGGTAAGTAAAGTAGATATGACCACACGTGTTATGAAGATCAAGCATGGTATTGATACTAAAGGAGTGCACAATGAGTGGGACGGACAGGAGAGATGGGCAGCCCAGCAAGCCCTAAATAGTGTATTAGATGTACTAGATGAATACTGGGAATGACAACCAGCCGCCTATTTTCACCAGACAGTAAGAACTTTCTATCCCCTACTGGGTTTAAGTTTGTTATTGAGAGGGTACCCACTGTTGACTTTTTCTGTCAGTCAGTGAACATCCCTGACATGAGTATAGGTAGTAGAACTATAGACAATAGAGTTAAAGCATACGATGTCCCTGGTGATAAACTCTCACAGGGAGATCTTAATCTGACATTCATGATCAATGAGAACATGGATAACTACTATGAGATCTATAACTGGTTAACAGGTCTAACAAATCCTGAGACAGAGCAACAGTTCTTTGATTACCTATCAACTGTCGATGAGAAAGGAAGACAGACTGATTTTGCTAAGGCAACTACTGATGCCAGATTAATGATATTGGATAGTAATTATAATACAGTTACTACAGCAGTGTTCATGAACTTATTCCCCACAGCATTGACAGGTGTGAGGTTTAATGCTGATGCTTCTGACGTAGACTACGTTACAGCAGATGCTACATTCAAGTACACCTTGATGCAATTTATAGATAGCGACGGCAAGCGTATATGATATGAAGGTGACAAAGATACCTGGATGTGGTAGTCAGGGTGTCTTCATTGATGATCTAGATTTTACAAAGATTACAGATGATGAATGGATGGAGGTAGGAAGGATCCACCTCCGTGAACTGATTACCATAATAAGAAATGTCAAACTTGACGAACGTTCCTACCTCAAGTGGGCGAGGATGTTAGGTAGAGATCGTTTGAATTGGGGTCGTCTCATGTGGGCACGATATCCCCAAGCAAATGGTAATGTCTATAAACTCCTTAAGGATCCTTCTCTATCAGATGCAGATAGAAGGGTACTCAAGGAGTATTTTCGTATCAGAGTGGGTGGTATTAAGTCTCGTCACGGTGATATGCTTAAGGTCTCTGGTATAAGAGACAAGAATGGTAATAGAATTGGTATGTTTGCTGATGGTGAACTGACTTGGCACAGTAATGAGAGTGGAGATATATGTTTTACACCTAATGTATGTCTATTGGGTGTTAAGGGTATGACTAAGAGTGCGACTGGGTTCCAGACGACTACAGACTACTATTATAGTCTTCCTGATAGCTTCCGTAGTGAACTGGATGAGATGGTATTGGTACATAATTTCAAACCATATGCTATTAACCCTGGTCTTAACGAGGAGCAGGATGCTTTCATCATGAATATGAATATATGTCATGACCCAGACGTTGAGATACCGATGGTTATTCAGAGTCCAGGAGGTGTCAAGGGTCTACATTACAGTTATAATAGTGTCACACACATCAAAGGTATGAGTGAGCATGACTCAGAGCTTATACTGTCTCAGATAAGGAAAGATCTAGAGAAATATTCTTGGGACTACTGGTGGGAGAATGATAATGATCTGATATTGTTTGACAATACTATTCTACAGCACAGAAGACTAGGTGATACCACTGATCGGATGGCACTTCGATACGCACATGATCTTGATGGAGTAGGTGGGGAATATATACCCTACTTCCAAGAGGAATATATAGAGAGGTATAAGAAACGTAAATCTATACTAGATGAGTTATGAATCTTGAATTGATCGAGAGTCTTTGGAAAAAGGATTCTCAACTAGATGATGAAAAACTAGATCACGACTCCCTTGACATCCCAAGGAAGCACGCTAAATATCTACAGTTACTTAACCAAGTAACCATGCTTAGAGATGAGCATGAAATCAAACTGAAGTCACTTTACCGTGAACTCTGGGAATTCTATACTGGAAAGTCTGAGAAGCCCTTCCACATAAAACTATTAAAGACAGACATCGGCATCTACATAGACTCCGATGAGAAGTATCAGAAAGCAATACTAAAATTAAAGTATTATAACCAGATGATAGATGCTCTCAAGAGCATCCTTACGGCAGTGAACAACCAATCGTTTCAAATAAAGAATGCGATTGAGTTTGCCAAGATGCTTAAAGGCTATGATGTCTAGTGTCCATATACAAAAGAAGAACGAAGTCTATCTTAAGATAGATTGCGAACCCCATGTGGGACACGAATTGGCAGACCAGTTCACCTTTGAGGTGCCTCAAGCAAAGTTCATGTCAGCGTATAAGAAACGCTATTGGGATGGAAAAATCAAACTATTCAGTCCAGGTACAGGTGAGATTTATGCTGGTCTTCTACCTCACGTTACTTCTTTTCTACAAGAACGAGGGTACAGATATGTCTACGTGGACAACGAAGTCTACGGACTACCACAAGAAGTGGATGACCTTATTACTCCTGAGGGAGTTGGGGAATTCGTAAAGACTCTTGGCTTACCACATAAGGTAAGGGACTACCAGTACAAGGCAATCTATGAGGCTATGAAGCATAGGAGAAAGTTACTCCTATCACCTACTGCCTCAGGTAAATCATTAATGATATATGCCTTAACAAGATTCTTTGAGAGGAAGAACCTTAGGACACTTATAGTAGTGCCCACTACATCACTGGTAGAGCAGATGTATAAGGACTTTGAGGACTATGGATGGAACGCAGAGGCACACTGTCATAAGGTATATGGTGGTGCGTCGCCATTTTCTAAGCAGGATGTTATTATTACTACTTGGCAATCCATCTATAAACTCCCAAGAAAATACTTTGAACAGTTCGGTGCTATCATAGGTGATGAAGCACATCAGTTCAAAGCAAAGTCTCTTACCAGTATCATGAATAAACTTCATGACTGTAAGTATAGGATTGGTTTCACTGGTACCTTAGATGGTATGGAAACTAATCGCTTAGTTCTAGAGGGTGTCTTTGGTTCAGTTAATAAGGTAACCAAGACAGAGAAATTAATCAAGCAAGGACACTTGTCTAAGTTTGAAATTAAAATATTACTACTGAAACATGAGAAGCAGAAGTTTGAAACCTATCAAGATGAGATGGAATACCTCTGTGGCAGTGATCAGAGGAATAGATTCATACGAAATCTTGTATGTGACCTAGAAGGTAACACTCTAGTTCTCTTTAATTATGTCGAGAAGCATGGTCTCCCACTTTTCGATTTAATAAATAAAAAAGTAGGGGGTCATCGTCAGATCTTCTTAGTCCACGGTGGAGTAGAAGTAGATGACCGAGAAAAAGCAAGGCGTATCGCTGAAACAACAAAAGATTCAATCATTGTTGCCAGCTATGGGACTTTTAGCACTGGTATCAACATTAGGAATCTTCATAACGTCGTGTTCGCAAGCCCCTCAAAGTCCAGAATTAGAAATCTCCAGTCCATCGGTAGAGTCCTCCGCAAAGGAGTGAACAAAGATAAGGCTGTGTTATATGATATAGCAGACGACATCACAACAGGTGGTCGTCGAAATTATACCCTCAACCATTTGATTGAGAGGGTGAAAATTTATAATGAAGAATCGTTTAACTATGAATTTATTGACGTTAATCTCAGAACAAAATAAAATGCCAACCGACGAAGAATTCCTGGGTGCCATCAAGATGGTGTCTGGTGAAGAGGTTCTTTCTAAGGTGACATCGGTTTCTGATGACAATGGTGATTATCTTATTTTAGATAACCCTATCATTGTTGAAGAAGTTACAGTGCACCATAAAATAGGTGCTAAGGTATCCCCTTGGATGAAGTTTTCAAAAGAGGAACAGTTCATTGTTCCTATGAATAAAATTATAACTGTGGTAGAATGTGATCCAGAAGTGAAGTTGTTCTATGACTTATCAGTCAGAAGAATCGACGGCGACGTTGGTCCTCCTAGAAAAAAAGGACATGTCGGCACAGTGGATCAGGCAAGGACTCATCTAGAGACTCTCTTTAATAAAAAGTCTCAATAGTATTTGTCTGAACCTGCTACACAGTTAGTCTACAGCTCAAGTTTGATCTTGTCAAGCTTGACGTATGTTCCTTAACATACTATACTGTTAATACAGACCGACTCCATATGAAAAAGAAGTCAGAGCACTATGTAAATAATAAGGAATTTCTAGTGGCTCTAGTAGAATTTAAAGCAGCTTGTAAGATTGCCGCAGAGAATGAAGCACCTAGACCTCGCATCTCTAACTATATTGGAGAATGTTTCCTAAAGATTGCTACACACCTATCGTATAAACCAAACTTTGTGAACTATATGTTCAGAGAGGATATGATATGTGATGGAATAGAAAATTGTGTCCAGTATATACAGAACTTTGATCCTGCTAAGTCAAGCAATCCATTTGCTTACTTCACACAGATCATTTACTATGCTTTCCTTAGAAGGATCTCTAAAGAGAAGAGACAGTTAGAGATTAAGAATAAAATTATTACTAAGTCTGGTTTCGATCAGGTGTTCCATACAGATGGCACTGAAAGTTATTCAGATATGAATACCATTAAGGAAAACGTACAAGTAAGAAGCAATTGAAGCTAGTTATAATAACTGACCAGCACTTTGGTGCGAGGAAGTCTAGTCGAGTTTTTCATGACAACTTCCAAAGATTTTATGATGATATATTCTTCCCTTTCTTAGAGAAGAATAAGATAGAGGTAGTCTTAGATCTTGGAGATACATTCGATAACAGAAAGAATGTAGATATATGGGCAGCTAACTGGGCAAGAAATAATTACTTTAACCGCCTACAAAAAATGGGGGTCGAAGTTCATTCCCTTGTGGGTAATCATACAGCATACTACAAGGATACTAATAAGATTAACACTCTTGATAATTTTTTGAGAGAGTATGAGAACGTACACATATATGAGAATGCTACAGAAGTAGAAATAGGTGGACTACCTATACTATTCATACCTTGGATCAATTCAGAGAACACAGAGGGCACCTTCGACCTCATAGAGAGCACAGATTGTGAGGTGGCTATGGGTCACTTGGAACTCAATGGTTTTGAAGCACACAAAGGGTATGTAATGACCCATGGTACTCCTATAACTGCCCTTAAGAAGTTTAAGCAGGTCTTCTCAGGTCACTACCATAAGAAATCTAGTCAGGATCAGTTCCATTACTTAGGTAACCCCTATGAAATTTACTGGAATGACTGGGGTGATGACAGAGGGTTCCATGTATATGATACAGATACCCTAGAGAAGGAGTTTATTCGCAACCCTTACACCATGTTCTCTAAGGTGTTCTATGATGAGAGGAAGCTACCTGATCCTAAAGAGTACGCAGGTAAGGTTGTTAAGGTTATCGTAGAAAATAAGACAGACTCTGCTAAGTTTGAATATTTTATCAGTCAGTTATACGTGCACGGGGTGCATGAGATCAAGGTGGTAGAGGATTCCTCACTTGATTCAGAACTGGACGATAGCCTAGATATAGAGAAGGAGGATACCCTGACAATTCTTGAGAACTATGTTGACGGCATGGATTACCAAGACAAGGATGGTATCAAGACCCTTCTAAAGTCATTATATGTAGAAGCGTTGGAGCAAGTCTAGTGTTTGTCCTAGCATTAAAAGGTAAAGAAGATGAGGGTGCCTACTCAGTAGAAGAAGAGACTGGGAAGACACTTTACCTTTTTGTTGACAAAGACGACGCAATGCGCTATGCTGGTTTATTAGAGGCCGACGACTACCCACTCATGAGTGTGGTGGAAGTGAGCGAGAGAGAAGCGATTGGTGCTTGTATAGAGCGCAATCACCCATACTATGTGATCACTCCAGATCAGATTGTAATCCCTCCTGATTTTTAATTTGTCTAAATCATGATTATATTCAAGACTATCAGATGGAAGAATTTCCTTTCTACTGGTAACTCTTACACTGAAATTGACTTGAATGGTTCTCCATCGACACTTGTTGTCGGTTCTAATGGGGCAGGGAAGAGCACGATGCTAGATGCTATATGCTTTGTCCTGTTCAACAAACCGTTTCGTAAGATATCAAAGTCTCAGTTGATCAATGCTGTCAACGAGAAGGATACTGTTGTTATGGTTGATTTTTCAATCGGTTCTACCGACTGGTCTATCAAGCGTGGAATAAAACCTAATGTCTTTGAGATCACTAGAGATGGTACGGTACTAAATCAAGAGTCCAACCAAAGGGACCAACAAACCTGGTTGGAACAGTCTGTATTGAAGCTTAACTATAAGTCTTTTACACAGGTGGTGATACTAGGTAGTAGCACCTTTGTTCCGTTTATGCAGTTGACTGCCCCCAATCGTAGAGAAGTTATTGAGGATCTCCTTGATATTAAGATCTTCTCTACGATGAATACCCTACTAAAGGAGAGGGCAAAGGGAGTTAAGGACTCACTTACCAAACATCAGTACACCCTTGACCTTATAAAGGAAAAGGTTGACATCCAGAAGAGATTTATTGCTGACATTAAGCAGCAAACCAAGTCTAATCAGGAAGTCAAGAGGTCTGACATCGAATCTTTAGAGACAGATATTCTCAGTCTTGAACAATTAATCCAATCTGGATCTGAGAGTGTCTCATCTTTAGAGAAAGAGGTTGATGAGTTCGGTGATGTTGATAAGAAGTTAAGTGAGTTCCATCTCTTTGAAGCTAAGTTTGAAGATAAAGCAGATAGACTAAATAAGGAGTTGACATTCTTTGATGAGCATGATCATTGTCCAACTTGCAGGCAAGGAATCCCTGATAGCCTACGGTCAGATAAGAAAGGAAGCATTAGCACACAGCTTCAAGAACTTACAGAGGGAACATCCCAAGTCAAGAAAGAAATAGAGGCCATTACTGGTATACTGGACAAGAAAAGGGATGTACTCAAGCAGATAAGGGAACTACACACCCAGATAACCACTAATAATAGAGAGATTGGATGGAAGAGGAAGTCCATTAAGAAAATTGAACAGGAGATTGCTTGCCAAGGTACAGGCAACCTTAAGAGAGAGCAGAAGAACCTTAGGGAACTAGCAAAAGAGGGACTAGAAGCAGAGGAAACTATGTCTGTGGCTAGGAAGAAGAGAGATAACTTCGATGTTGCTTCTCAACTCCTTAGAGACACAGGTATCAAGAGTCAGATCATTAAGAAGTACCTACCGATCATGAACAAGATGATCAATAAGTACCTCAATGACCTTGATTTCTACGTATCCTTTGAACTAGATGAGGGGTTTGAAGAGACCATTAAGTCTAGGTTCAGGGATGAGTTCTGCTATGCTTCATTCTCAGAGGGTGAGAAGATGAGGATCGACCTTGCCCTACTGTTTACATGGAGAACCATAGCTAAGATGAAGAACAGTGCCAATACTAACCTGTTGATACTGGACGAGATCTTTGACAGTTCCCTTGACATAGCAGGTACCTATGATTTCATGAAAATCCTGAGAGCATTTAACGATAGTACAAATGTATTCATCATATCTCACAAACCTGATGTCCTTCAGGACAAGTTCGAGAGGATCCTTAGAGTAGAGAAGAAACAGAACTTCTCAGTGACCACTGAAGAAAGTGGCATATAAATAAAATCACCTTGCGTATCCCATATTATGATTAGAACCCATACAATCACTAAAAAGAACCCTCAGCACAACCAGGAATGGTCGTGGGAGGAGACCCCTGAGTTAAAGCAAGCACTGGAGAAGCTCCATGAAAGTTCCCAATTGGCAGCATCATTCCAAAAAGGAAAAGAAACGCCACCTAAAGCCACAAGCACTGCGTCAAGCGAAGAAAGCTAGGAACCAGTTCATAAAGTGTCTACTAAGTACCCCATCCGAACGGAAGGGGTATTATTGTATGTACATACACGAGGAAACACATGCTTGAAGTCAAAGGACAACTTGCTAAACTGCTTGCTCAGGAAGATCTGATCGTAGAGCACCGTCAGGTAGAGACAGCACAGTTTGATGTAGAGCGTAGAGTCCTCACCCTACCATTGTGGGAGAAAGCATCCAATGAAGTGTTGGATATGCTCATCGCACATGAGGTTGGACATGCTTTATACACCCCTAATACATGGGATCACGTTGGTTCTGTACCTCAGTCCTATGTGAATGTTGCTGAAGATATAAGAATTGAGAAATTGATGAAGCGTAGGTACGCTGGACTACCTAAGACCTTCCGTAAAGGTTATGAGAAGTTCTCTGCTGAAGACTTCTTCCAGTTAGAGGGTAAAGATCTTAATGACTTCTCACTTGCTGATCGTCTTAATATTTTCTTCAAGATTGGTCACTTTATTGATGTACCTTTCACTGAAGAAGAGGAGACTTATAAACTTACAGGATGGGATCTAGAAACATTTGAAGAAGTCCTTCAGTATGCTAAGGATTTGTATACATATGACAGGAAGCAGAAGGAGAATCAACCTTCTCAGACTCCTACCGATTCCCAAGAGCCTGACGGTAGCTTGCAATCGGATGAAGTACCGCCTACCCAACAGTCATCGGACGAATCTAATACAGAAACTACAGAAGAAGGGGATCAGGACGGTTCTGAAACTGAACCAGAGAGTCAAGACCTTAACCATGATGAAGGTGCTGCTGATTCAAGTGCCCAACGTGGTGGTGAAAGACATGAAGAAGACTTGGAAGCAAAAACAGATTCCACTTTGTCTGAATCTATCCAAGACCTTGTTGATTCTTCTGCTCCTATCATAAATTATGTACAACTTCCAGAGTTAGATCTTAAACAGATAATTGCTAGTAGTGAAGAGGTTCATAAGTGCTTAGAAGATTATTGGAAAGAGTTCTTTTCTCGTCCAGATACATTTGATCAAGTCAATGAAGCATATAATCAGTACAAAATTAATTCAAACCGTGAAGTCAACTATTTGGTTAAAGAGTTCGAGTGTCGTAAGGCAGCTTCGAGTCATGCTCGTAGTTCTGTTAGTCGCACTGGGGTTCTCGATACAACGAAGCTTCACACTTACAAATATAATGACGATATTTTCAGGAAGATAAGAATTACTGCTGATGGTAAGAACCATGGTCTAATATTTAATTTAGATTGGTCTGGATCTATGCAGATGGTCTTACATGATACTGTAAAGCAGTTACTTAACCTCGTATCATTCTGTCGTAAAGTTAAGATTCCTTTTGAAGTCTATGCTTTTACTAATGAGTGGGAAAGGGGTGAGAATTGCTGGTATAAGCAACCTAAAAAGGAGGGTGATATCAGAATAGCAGGGTTTAATTTGCTCAACTTGATAACAAGTAAAGCAAAGACTAAGGATTTAGATAGAGCATGTAGAAATGTATTCAGAATGTCACATGCGGTTCGTCACCATACACGTTATGGAATACCTAGCAGACTTTATCTCTCTGGCACCCCTCTTAATGAAGCGATCATTGCTATGAAGCAGGTCATTCCTCAGTTTCAGAATACTAATAAGGTTGAGAAGGTACATGTTATCAACCTAACTGATGGAGAAGGAAGTGGTGTACAAAGATGGGCACCTTCTAGACACGCATGGGACATAGAATCTTTAGGAATAAGTTCAGAGGATAAATTATTCCCTAGAGATATACATGGATGTCAATTACGTGATCGTAAGATAGGTAGAATCTATCCAGCATTCAATCACAGACAGTGTTACTATGGCGATTCATCACCATGGGTACAGAATCTACGTGATAACTTCCCTCAAGCATCTATCATTAGCATACGTTTGATTAATGGTAATGACTGGAGTAGAGTACAGACTAAGCAAACATGGGAAGATAGACAGAGGTCTCAGGTTGAGTGGAAGAAGCATAGATCATTCATTGATCAGACTTCTGCTTATACTAGATCACTCTATATCCATAGTAATACATTCGATGAGACTAAGAATGAGTTTGAAGTGAAAGAAGATGCTAAGAAGGGTGATATTACTAGAGCATTTAAGAAGTCTCTTAAGAATAAGAAATCAAGTAAGAGAATATTGAATGAATTTATAGCATTGATAGCATGAAACCTCAGGTACATCAATTATTTCCCACCCCTGTACTGGAGAGTCACATCCCAGTACAGAAAGAGTGGCTTGATTTTGTTAAGACATTAGACTATGATCGTACTGCCACAGATAATGGTTATATTTCTAACAATAGGAATATATGGGAGTATGATGAACTCAGATCACTGTACCATGAGATTAAAAATGCTGTTAAGTATTTTGCTTATGGTCAGTTGAATGTTTCTGCTCATGTGTACCTAGATTTACTTAGAGGATGGGGTGTTCAGCACCTACCTGGTGACTGGGCACAGAATCACTGTCATATGAATAGTATATTCTCAGGGATATATTATCTTGATGTGTTTGAGAAGAGTGGTGATGTGGTTATGGAGAAGGGACAGTTACATCCTAACTGTTTCATGCCTACGCTAGCACCTGATGTACATATGTTTAACAAGTTCACCATGCAGTCGTGGAGGTGCCACCCTACCAATGGACAAATCTTAATATTTCCTTCACAACTTATACATAACGTGGAGAAAAACGAGTCAGGGAACGTACGTTGGTGTGTTGCCTTTGATGTTTTCATCCGAGGAACCATAGGAACTTATGCTGGATCGAATGTGACGATCAAATAAGTGTCCCTAAGTGGCTTACAATACCCTCTTGGTACTGTATTGTAAGTACATACGAAACAAACCCCAATGGCTAAGAAACTCGACAGAGCATCCGAACTTCGTTCTCAGTATGGGGACAGTATCGATGCCGCACAAGTACGTGAGTACTGTGCTGCTCAAGGATTGACCTATCCTACCCTTGCTAAACAATTACGTAAGTATAAAGTAGAGGGCAAACGTGGTCAATGGAATCTTACAGTACGTGAAGCATTAGAAAAGACACTTACGAAATCTCCTGCTACAGTAGAGAGAGTTGATCAGAACCTAGTACCATTCAAGGACGAAGAGTTCGTACCTTTTGGTAACTTCTCTGATCTTAAGAAGGTCATTAAATCCAAGACCTTCTACCCAGTATTCATCACTGGTCTATCAGGTAACGGTAAGTCTTATTCAGTAGAGCAAGCTTGCGCTGTCTTGAATAGAGAATTGATCCGTGTTAACATTACTATTGAAACTGATGAGGATGATCTTATTGGTGGGTTCCGTCTTGTTGATGGGAACACTGTTTGGCATAATGGTCCTGTGATAGAGGCACTAGAGCGTGGTGCTGTTCTTCTCTTAGATGAGGTGGACTTAGCATCTAATAAGATTCTCTGCTTACAGAGTGTCTTAGAGGGTAAAGGTGTCTTCCTTAAGAAGATAGGACGCTACGTGAAACCTACTAATGGATTCACTGTAGTTGCTACTGCTAACACTAAGGGTAAAGGATCCGAGGATGGTAGATTCGTTGGTACTAATGTACTTAATGAAGCATTCCTTGAGAGATTCCCATTAACCTTTGAGCAAGAGTATCCTAGTCCAGTTACTGAAGCAAGGATACTTGGTTATCATTGTGAGGATGAGGGTTATGTCAAGAACTTATGTGACTGGGCAGACATCATCCGTAAAACGTTCAAGGATGGTGGCATCGATGAGGTCATTAGTACACGTCGTCTTGTTCACATAGCCCGTGCCTACCAAATCTTTGGTGATAAGGCAAAGGCAATTGCCACCTGTATCTCTCGTTTCGATGAAGAGACCAGTAGAGCATTCCAAGAGTTGTATGACAAAGTGGATGCTGATGTAGAATTTGACAAAGTGGAGGATCAAGCCTATAATGAGTAAGGATAACCAAACAAATGCGTGGGGTATGCTCCAGGAATCACTAGAAAGTATGGAAAAGAGTACACCAGAAGCAGGGATGGACAATCAGTCCATCCGCTGTAAGTATGATGAGGATGAGATCCTTAAGAAGGCAGGAGAGTATATCTCCAGCACTTACAAGGGACATTACACCAGTGAAGGGACTAACATACAGACCCTTGATCTCATCGAAGCAACTGGTGATGCCCCTGCTTTTTGTCGAAGTAATGCGATCAAATACTTGTCAAGATATGACAAGAAAGGTCGTCCATCACACGACATTTTAAAGGCAATTCATTACTGCGTTCTATTACATCATTTTATTAACAAAGACAATCGTGAAGACACTACACCCTATGAAACTTTCTGATCGTACGTATAAGGTTCTGAGAAATCTTACATCAATTAACAGATCTATACGGATCAAGCAAGGTAGTCAGTTATCTACACTGTCTATTCAGAAGAATGTACTAGCAAGTACAGAGGTTGAGGAAACATTTCCTAGGGATTTTGCCATCTATGATTTGGATGAGTTCCTTAAGATATGTTCTCTATCTGAGGACATGAATATTGACTTAGAATTTGAAAACGAATCCTTTGTCACTATTAAGGGAAGGAATACTGAAGCAAAGTATTTCTTTGCTGATCCTTCAATCGTGGTCACACCACCTGAGAAGTTACCAGAACTTCCTAGTGTAGATTGTGAGTTTGATATCTCTATTGGTCAGATCAGATCATTGAGTCAGGCTCTATCCATCTATGGTAACATAGATGATTTCTCTATCATTAGTAATGATGGTACTATACAGGTGGTTGTTGCTGATCGTGAGAATGCTTCATCTAATACCTATTCTATTGATGTAGGTGAGACTGATGCTAAGTTCCAATTCAATCTTAAGTCTGAGAATATCAGTAAGATTGAACAGTCACAAGCAATTGTTACTGGATATCATGTAGAGGTTAGTAAGTCTGGTGTTAGTCGTTGGATTAGTTCCGATAACGTTACCTATCTTATAGCACTAGAACCTGATTCATCTTATGAAGAAGATTGATATTGAAATAGTTGATGACTTTGTATCGCCCTCATACCTGAGGGCATTACAAGATTCCATAGGAGAGAAATGTCCTTGGTTTATACAGTCATCACAATCTTTATCTACCTATGCTACAGACAAGGTGGAAGACTTTGGATTCTCTGTTGGAATTGTACCACCATGGCAACCCGATCAGTTCGATCAGTCGCCCCTAGCAACGCTTGTAGCACCCTTGATTTATCAGTTGAAGGATTATGCCCATGCGGAGCATATTTTACGGTGTAGATTGGACATGACTGTCTTACATGACCACTATTTACATCCACCACATATAGATATTGACACACCTCACATTGCCTCTATAGTATACCTAAATGAGACCGATGGAGACACCGTTATCTATGACCATCAGCAGGAGTGGGCAAAGTCTTACCCTACTGACATGAAAATTAAGACAACCATTGCACCTAAGCCAGGTCGTATGGTATTATTTGATGGGAGTTATGTCCATACTGGATATTCTCCTTCCGACCACCAGACTCGGATTCTTATTAACACAGTTTTATCATGAGTGATTTCTTATGGGTCGAGAAGTATCGACCTCAGAAGATTGATGATTGTATCCTACCTAAACGTATCAAGGATACCTTCAAAGAATTTGTACAGAAGGGTGAGATCCCTAATCTATTATTATCTGGTACTGCTGGCATAGGTAAGACCACGGTAGCCAAGGCATTATGTAAAGAGATCGGAGTAGATTACTATGTCATTAATGGTTCGGACGAAGGACGGTTTCTGGATACAGTCAGATCCCAAGCCAAAAACTTTGCATCAACTGTTTCCTTACTGGGCAGCTCTGCTCACAAAGTCATCATCATCGATGAGGCAGACAACACAACCCACGACGTTCAGTTATTATTACGTGCGTTCGTGGAAGAGTTTCACAAAAATTGTAGGTTCATCTTCACGTGTAACTTTAAGAACAAGATAATTGACCCCCTACATTCCCGCTGTTCATGTATCGACTTCGCCATTGATAAAAATGAGAAGCAACAGATCGCTGCTAGTTTCTTCAACAGACTTAACAACATCTTGGACGGTGAAGGGATTAGTTTTGATAAGAGGGTCGTCGCAGAACTCATTCAACGATATTTCCCAGATTGGAGACGAGTACTTAATGAATGTCAGCGATACTCAGTAAGTGGTACCATTGATAATGGTATACTTGCTAACGTAGGTAACTCTAACGTGGATGCTCTAGTTGGATTTCTTAAGAGAAAGGACTATGGTAATGTACGTAAGTGGTTAGTTGACAATCTAGACAATGACCCTAACATGATACTTAGATCACTATACGATGCTTTATACACTCACTTGGAGCCTAGCAGTATCCCTTCTGCTGTACTTGTCATTGCCAAGTACCAATATCAGATTGCTTTTGTGGCAGATCAAGAAATTAACTTACTCGCAGCACTCACAGAAATAATGGTGGAGTGTAATTTTAAATGAAATGGGCTTGATTAATATCCTAAAGAATCCTTGTACCCAAGTTTACCAGAGGTTCAAGTCTGACATACGATCACCAAGTTTCTCTTGGAATTATTTTGAAGGTGATGAGGCAACACCACCTTACTATAGCCATACCATCTTAGCCCGACCAGGCTTTGATGGTATGTTTATGTCCACTCAGCAGTCAGAATACCTTGTACATTCTAATGAAGTTCTTAAAGAGATCTTCGATCATAATGAAATAGATGTTAAGGCAGTCTTAAGG